GTCGCGTAGACCCACGTGGAGAGCACGCCGGCCCCGGCGAAGTAGAGCACCCGGCCGGAAAGTGTGTGGAAGGGCTCGGTTACCGGGATGCCCGGGGCGAGGCCGATGAGCACGCCGACGCTGACCGGGTGGATGGTCTTCGTGCGGTGGAACCACCCGCGCCAACCAAGTCGCGACGGCCCCACAACGCGAACGGACGCGATGCCGAGGGCGTTGATTGACAGTGCGGCTAGGAGGCCGGGGAGGTAGGGCAGGAGCGTCTCCATGCCTATTCGTCCAGCGGGTGCTTATAAACCGCGATGTTGGAGATCACAGTGCTCTGCACGGTGGCGGCGGTGATTTCCGACATCCCAACGGCGACGTAGTTCGTGAGCGAGGCCCACGAAGCATCCATTGTGGTGAAGTGAGCCACGAACGTGTTGCGAGAGTTGCCGAACTCGCTGCTGCCGTAAGTGTTGACCGTGTAGGTGCCAAGCGGTCCGCTTGCCATCGGCGACATGTCAACCTCAATGCGAACCTTCCCGCCGTAGTCGTTGGCCGTCCCGATGACGGTCGCGCCGGAGGTGTAGTTGACAGAGGACGTGCTGCCGTTTCGACCGGTGACAGCCACGGTGGCGCCGTCCGTGGTCGTGCGGTAGAGGCCGAGAAAGTTCTGGATGCCGCCGTAGCAGAACAGAATGAACGGCTGCACCTGCGCCGTGCGGTTGCCCATGTCGCACTCGACCACATAGCGATTGGGCAGGCTTGGGATGTTCAGCTTCCAAGCGTTGTACTTGTTTGTGCCCGTGACGTTCCCGCCGCCGGTCATCACAAAACCCGGCTTGTACCCGGCGATTGTGCTGGACCAGGCAATCGTTGCGCTGCCGTTGGTATCGGCTTCGGCGGTGGTGGACACGAGGTCGCCCGTGCCGGTGGGTGTGAAAATCAGGCGCGACCCAGAGGCGCCCCACTTAAGCCCCGTGGCTTCTGCGGAGTCGGCGGTGAGCACGGTGCCGTTTGCGCCAACGGCAAGGCGCGTGAGCGTGTTGTCGGCGCTGCCTACGAGCAGGTCGCCCTTGGCGTCTACGAGCGCCTTAACCGACGCGCCGCCCCCGCCGCCGCTTGACGGTACAGTGCGCCGGGTCATGCCGGCCTCACGAAGAGGACGCCGTTGGCGGAGCCGCCGCGCTTGAACACGAGGTAGGGCTTGTCCTTCGTCACCACGAACTGATCAACTTCGCCCTCCGTGTACAGCTCAGCCACGTTGTCCGTGGTTGCGAGCGCGTCGACGGTGACGCTCGTTTCCGGCGTCGCGCCCGAGGTCGCGCACATGCACACGAACACGGACTCCGACTGCGCCCGGATGCGGACGTAATGGCCGATCAACTCGGTCAGGTTGAAGTACTGATTGGAGGACGTGGTGGCCAGGCGGCCGCCAACGGTGGGGCCTACTACCGAATCCGCGTGAACGGGATCGACGTGAGCGGAAGAGGGGGATGCCATGCTGCGAGCCTCATCGAGTTAGGGTCCTCTCTGTTTGGCTCACGCTCATCGATGCCAACCGGCTAGATGAGGGCCCCGCGCTTGGCTTTTGCGGGTTTTGCTGGGCTTGGGCCCCAGCGGGAATCGATTGCATACTACCGATAAACTCGGGAGAAAGCGAGGGGTCAGCGGCGATTCCGAACAGGCGGAACAGCTCGACGCGGGACTCGTAGGGCGGGGGCTTCTTGAGGTCGAAGAGCTGCTCTGTGACCACCTGTTGCACCTGGGCAAACGTCCCCGGGTACACGGCCCGAAGCGCTTCGATCGCGGGAGCCGAGAACCGGCCCGCCTTCACGTCCTCAAGAACGCTCATCGGGTCCTCTACGGCCCGTACCCGCTCCATGAACTCGCGCGCCTGGTACTCGGGCGGCTTCGGCCCTTCGAGGTGCCCGAACATGCCGCGCCCGGTTGCGCCCACCGGGGCGCTGTTCTTGAGGTATTGCAAGGCGGCGGCCCGCTTGGCCTCGAGCGCTTGCCCAAGGCCCGGCGTGATCGCGTCAAGCTCGTCAGGGTCAACGCCGGCCGTGCGCGTGGTCGCGTCCGTGATCTCCCGCACCTTGTCGCGGTAGGCCAGGAACAGGGCGCCGCCGACAAGGGCGCGGCTTGCTGGCTTCGCTGCCTTTGAGACGGCGCCGGCCGCCCCGCGCGCCCGGTTGGCCACCCCGCCCGCCGCCCCAAGAATGGAGCCCGAGCGCTTACCGGCGGCCGTGCGGGCCGAGGCTAGGTAAGCGGCGATACGGTCGGGGCGAGCCGCCGCCTCGGCAACGCGCCCGCCGATGACGGACCCGAGCGGGCCAAAGACGCTACCGATCACCTCGCCCGTGAACTTGATGCCCGACGCGCGCCGGTTGGCCTGCGCGGCTACCTTGTCCGCCTTGATTCGGTTGACGTTGACGGCGGCAAACTTGTCGTGGAAGTCGAGGGATTCGCGCAGCTCCGCGGCGATGGTCTTTGCCTTCTCGCGCACGCCGGCATCGAAGCCCGCCTCTTCCGCGATGGCGTCCATCCGCTCCATGCGACCTTCGATGGCCTCACGAAGCGCGCGCTCTTTGCCGCTCGCTTCGAACTCGCCCGCCTTGTCCATGTAGGACACGGCCTTGTCCGGGGCGAAATCCTGCACGTAGTCCCAGCCGTCTTGCTCTGGGATGTCCAGGAAGGTCTTGCCGAACTTCGCCTTCCACCCAAGCTGCTTCGTCCATGCCGCGTTCTTTTTCGCGTACCAATCCGCGGCGGCGTCACCGAAGGCGCTGTTCGCGCTGGCAAGCTCACCCTGTTGCATGTCCGAGATCTTGCGAAGCTCATCCCATGCGCGCCGAAGCTCTGGAGATGCGGCGCGGCCGGGGCGCTTCGAGACGGACCATTGAATGTTGGTCTTGAGCCTGTCGAGGATCACCGCGAGTTCGCCGGCCGGGTTGTCCGAAAGCACGGCTTTTTCCATGTCTTTGTCGAGCTGGTCCTTGACGTAGCTCGCCATCTTTTTCATACCGGCGAGCTTGCTCCATTCGTCCGATCCTTCGGCAAGCGCGCCGATTGCTGCCTTGACGCGCGACACATGGCCCGTTGCGAAATCAAACGCCGCATCCTGGTCTGCGTCCTTGGCCAGATTGCGGAGTGAGTCGTACTGCGCCCCGTGCGTGGAGGTCACCTCATCGATGTCCTCTGCGCCGGCGAACGCCTTTCGTAGCTTGCTCACAAGCCCCTCGGCGCCCTTCTCTACGAAGTCCACCGGGTTATCAATCGCAGCCGCCGCCGCCGGGTCAAAGGAGCCGGCCACGTCACTTTCCGTGGCGCCGGTGACCTTCGCAGTGAACTTCACGAAGGGGCTCTCCGGGTCAACCGCGCCGGATACCCTCGCCGCTGCGCCTTCTGCAACGTCGGACGCCGCACCGCCGGCCGCCGCGCCAACGTACTGCCCGACCTTTTGCTCCGCCGCTGCAACCGCGGCCGGGGCAGCCCCGCCGAGTTCGCCCGCCGCGTTGCGGGTAAGCCGCTTCGCCATGCCGGCGATAGAACTCGTGCCGGCCTTCGCGCCCTTCCAGAGCACGTTGCCGGTGCCCATAAGGAGCACGTTGCCGGCCGCGCCGATGGCGCCGCCCTCGATCCCGCTCATAAGCATGGACTCTGCAACGTGGTCCGGGTTGTCGAGCGTCGCCTGTACCATCGCATCGGCCGCGCTTTGGATGGCGCCTTCTGCCGCGCCCTGCGCGCCCCAGCCAGCGACCTTCGTGGCGAGCTTGCCCGCGCCCAGCTTGGTCGCTTGCTTGATGGCGATTTGCGCCGCCGTCTCTCCGATGGCGTTCGAGATGCCGGCAACCGTGCCGCGCTGTAGCGTTGCCGCTGCCAGGCCACGCGCCGTGACCTGGGCCGCTGCTTCGGTGCCGCCCGCGGCGGCCGCGCGGGTGCCAAGGGACGCGCCGCCCGTGAGTAGCGCGGGGGCAACGTAGCCGGCGAGTCTGCCGGCCGTGGTTGTGCCGGGGAACTGCTTGTCGCTTTCCGCAAGGTCCGTGGCCTGGTTCTTGAGCGCATCCCGCGAGATGTCGCGGAAGTCTTTTGTGACGGCAAGGTTCGCGCCGACGGCAAGCAGCGGATCAACCACCGTTGACGCCGCGCCACGGGCGAAGGCGGCCGCCTTGCCGCCGTCGCGGATTTCGTCGGCCTTGCCCTGCTCACGCACCTCTGTATCGGTGACGAGTGACGCGCCGGACTTGCGGGCGAGCTCGTAGTTCTCGGCAAAGACGTTGAAGATCCGCCCATCCGAGGAGCGCATCTTGAGGTTTTGCCCCTTGGTAAAGGAGATTTCCCCCTTGTCGTAGAGCTTGTGCGCCTCTTCGGCGCTGCCTAGCTCCCGCGGGTTGCCGTCTTTATCGTAGCCGGTGATCCCGCCCATTACGGATTGTTCCCGAACTTGGAAAGGTCGCCGGCCGCGCCCTCGGCAACCATTTGCTGTTGTTCGCGTGACACCACGCGACGCCCGGCCGGAAGGTTCGCCATCTCTTCGGCTTGCTTGCGCTTGGCTTCCGCGATCCCGTTGGCAACGATTGCATCCATGGCCGCCTGCGACTCCGCCCCTGCCACGGCCTTCGCCTGCTCATCAAGCCCGAGCTGCTTGAAGTGATCCGCCGCCGCTACCTTCATGGCGTCAAGCGATGCGTCCGACGCGTCGAAAACCACGCCGCCTTCGCTCTTTGACCGCTCGGCAATCCGCTTGAGCCCTTCGCCCGCCGCCGTTACTTCCGTTAGCCTACGCTGCGCGGCGTCCAGTTTGCTGTTCTCGCCCTCGCCCTTTCGCTCCGCATCAAGCGCGGACTTCCGAAGGTCGGACCGCTCGGACACGCCTTCCTTGCGGCCTTCGTCCGTGAACTGGCGCACGCGGGCCTTTTCTTCTTTCGTGGCTCCCCCGCGCATCCCCCCGGTGCGCACGGTGCTCTTTTCGTCGACCTTTCGGATCGGCGCGTTGCCGATGATGGCCGCGCTTTCGGCGTTGGCGCGCTCCGCTTCAACGGCCGCTTGCAGCTCCGCGTTCTTATCAAGCGCGTTCTGCGAGCCAGCGCGCAGGGCCAGGCGCTCACCGTCGGCGCTGTACTTGGCCAGGGCCTCGGTGCGGAACCGCTGAAAGGCGGCGCCTTCGTCGCCCATGTCCCGAAGCAACTCAGCCGCGTAGCTGCGCTTCTTGTCGCCCTTGCCGTCGGCGCGCTTGAGGCTCTCCATGTCGCGGCGCCAAGCGTCTTCGATGCTCGCGTTGATGAAGCCGATCGTGCCCTGGACGTTGCCGGTCTGCCCGGCGAAGAACATGCCGATCCCGCCAATCACGCGGCGGAGCGTGTCTTGCGTGCCGTAACGGTCTTTGAGCTCGTCGGCGCTTCCATCGTCGGCCAGCGCTTGCGCGCGAACCGCGTCGGCCTCGGATCGCAGCTTGGCTTGGCGCTCAGCGGAGCGCATCCCCTCTTCGGCGATGATCTTCTGTTGTTCTTCCAGCGCGGTCGCCTTGGCTGCCAGTGCCTTGGCCTCGGTGTCCGCGACGCGAGCGCGGGCGGCGTCGGCCTCCGCCGTCTTTTCATCGGCGAAGGCGCCGAGTTTTGCAACGCGGGCTTCCGCATCTGGCGAAAGGTCGCGGCCCTCGTAGCTCAGTGACTCGGTGCGCGTGGTCGGCGTGCCGGTCCACACGGCTTTACCGAAGCCGTCTTCAATGGCCTTGTTTTCGGCAAGCACCGCGCCAACGGCATCGCGCGGGTCAGTGCTTGCGCCGCCAGGGAGAGCCGGGCGCGTCTCCGCTGGGGGCGCCTCGCCGCCGCCGGCGCCGCGCGCTACCAGGCTTGCCGGGTCGACTTTCTTCGGCTTCGCCGCTTCCTTGCGCGCCGCTGCCATGGCCGGCGGCATCTGGATCCGCGGCACCTCCGCCTTCGCCGGGACGCCCGCATAGTTCTTCGGCACATCCGAAACCGTGGTCATGCCCATCGCAGCAAGCCCCACCTCTGCCGTCGGCTCACCCTGCGACGCTTCGATCTTCGGCGTCGCCTGGTACTCGGGCAGCCCGCCGGGAGCCACGGGGATCACTCGCCCGTCTTCCGTCTCCACATCGAACGCGCCCGGCATCGTCGAGCTCGGGCCGCGGACCTTGTAGCCTGTTCCGCTCATCGCTTTTTCTCCATGCGGTCAAGCCGCTTCGTAAGCTCCGCGTTACTCGCGAGCAAGGCGCCGACGGCCTTCGTGGCGTCAATGGTCTTCACCCCGTTGCGTTCTGTCACAAGCCACGCGCCGCCCGGTGTCTTCTCAAGATCCTGCGCCATGACGCCGATGTGCCGGCCCGTGCCGTGCTCCGGGCTCTTGTAGTTCCACGCCTTCGCCGAGAGGGCTCGCATGGTCTTGGAAATGTCGCCGCCCGCGTCGGTCACGTTCTCTTTCGTGCGTTCGTCCGAAATGATCGAACCGATGGTTTGAAGCCCGCCGACGTATGCCGCCGTATCGTCTTCGTTCTTCTTTCGATACCGCCCATAAGCCGCTTCCTGCGCTGCCAGGTCGGCGGCGCCAAGGTCGAGGCCCCGATCGATGGCGCTCATTTGGGCGCCCTGGTTCGCGATGTTCCGCTGCGTCTCGCGGTTCGCGTAGAACTCCGCCCCGGCACGCGCCGAGTCGAGGCCCTGGAACTGCCGTTGCCCCTGCATCCCGGCCATGTTCATTTGCTGGCCCCGCATGTCGGAGAGGTATTGCCCGAGCTGGGCCTGGGCGCCTTGCTGCTCTTGAAGGGCGATGGCTTGTCCCGTGCGCTGTGCTTCCACGCCCGCCGTGTCGTTGGCCATGGAGGCCGCCCGCATGGCGGCGAAGGGGTTCGCCCGGTTTCCCTGGGCGATGGCCACGTTGCCGCGGGCTGCCTGCGCGGTCTGCGCCTGGAAGGCTTGCTGCGCGGGGCCGGGGCCGCCTTGGCCGCTTGCCATCTTGCGGAGGTAGTCCGCCATGGTGTTTTGCTGGGCAGCGCCGGCATTGAAGGCGCCTTGGGCCTGGCCGAACTGCTTGCCAGCGGCCTTCGTCCCAGCCTTGGCCATGGCGGCGCGCTGGTCCGTTCCATACATGGCCGAGGCGTTGACCGACGGCGTGGCTAGCGCGTCCTCCATCAAGCCGGTTTGCTTGTCGAGGATCTTGCCCTTGTAGGCCATGTCCTTGCGCGGTGATTGTCCCAGCATTTACTTGCCACCCTTCCATTTTTTCCACGCGTCCGACTTTGAGATCGTGTCCGCCGCGACTCCGCCGAGCATCGTCCCGCCCGCGATGGCCGCCTGTGCATTGGCTTGCCGGTTGGCCGCCGACTGAGCCGCGCGGGCCTCTTCGCGCCCCATATTGATCAGCACCGAGCGAGCCGCCCGTTGCCGCATCTGCTCTTCGCTTTCGAAGTTCGCCGAGTTCGCCCGCTGCTCAAGGGAGGCGTTGCCGAACATGTCCGCGTCCGCCTGGCCCATGAAGCCAAGCTGCCGGTCCGACGCCATGCCGGCGGCGCCCAGGTTCGCGCCCTGCATCGCCCGAAGGTTTTGGGCAAGCACGCTTTGCTGTTGCGCCTGCTCGCCGGCCCGAGCGCTGGCCACCTGGGAGGCCAAGTCGTTGCCGCCCATGGCCATGCCGGACGCCGCGTTGCGCTGGGCAAGGAGCCCGCCCGAAGCCATGCCCGCCGCTTGCCGCGTCATGCGGTCGCCCTGCACGGCGCCCTGCATCCCGGCGACCGAAGGCCCTTGGCCCATGGCCGATGCCCGGATGAGTTCGCCGAGGCCGCGTTGCTCCGCCCCCGTGGCCATGGCCTGGCCCGATGCCGCGTCGTACGCCTGGCCCGCCTGGCCGGCGATGCCCATCAAGGCGTTGTTGCGGACGATCATGTCGCCGCGGTTGAACTCTTTCGCGCGGGCCATGATGGAAGCGTCGTTGGCCGCGTCGCGGGCAATCGCGTTCTGGTCCGCAAGCTGCGCGGCCTTGGGCGCGTTCTCGCGCACACGGTCGTCGTACTCGCCCTTGGACTTCGCCGCGCCCGCAAGCTGGCCCTGCCCGCTCATTTGGGCGACCTTCGAGACCCACTCTTCGCCGGATTCTTTGGCGTTCGTGGCCTTGGCCCTCGCGGCGCCTTCGGCGGCTTTCTTGCGGGCTTCTGCTAGGCGCTGCTCGTATTCGTTCATGGTCAACCCCTGCTTGTGGATGGAAGTCGCCGCGTGGTGCCGGCGCGCACGCCAACCACCGCCGAAAGCGATTGCATTTCGATCGTGCCGTACTGCCCGCCCGTGGACGTGGTGGCAAAGCCAATCGTGAGCCCTTGCGCGCGCTGGTACTCGCTGGGCAGGTGGATCTCTAGGAGCCCGGCCGCCGTGTCCAGCTCAGCGTTTGTGTACGCGCGGAAGGTGGAGAGCCCGGCAACGTCGGTGCCTAGCGAGACGGTGAGCCCGATCGTGCCGGTCTTTAGGTAGCGGAACACGAGCCGCCAAATGCGTTGCTTTGCATTCAACGAGCCGGGGCGGATGTAGCCGGTTTGAGCGCTAAAGGGGATAACCGAATACGTCCCGCCAACACCGTTGCGGTCGGAGTAGGTAGCCGAGCTGCAATCAATGGACGACCGCGCGGAGCGGTGGGCGACGTAGACGTATTCCGTGGCGGCCCCGTTGCTGACCATGTGCCACGTTGTCCCGGTCGCCCCATAGGGCACTTCCCACTCGGACCACTGGCCCGTATCGAGGTTCAGGGCAAAGATTGCCGAGCCGTTGCAGAGAAGCGCTTCGTTGTTCGTGGCCAGCATGGCGGCACCGGTAAACGTGCCCGTGGTGAGCGAGTCTGAAACGGCCTCGCTGATCCATTGAACGTCAAGCCCGCGGCCAAGCATGTACGCGCCGCGGCGGCCGCCGAAGATGATGCCGTTGCCCGTGTCCACCGTCTCACGCGAAAGGCACCCGGTAACCGACTGGATGCGTTGCGGGTCCGTAAACGTGCCGCCCTGCCCGGCGTCGTTGGGGCCGTCGCCGTAGATGGCGAAGATGCCGGTTTCCCCGAAGGCGATCACCTTGTCGTCCATGGCGCGCACGCACATAACGGAGTCCGGCACGTCGACAACCTGCGCGGCGTTGAACTCGGGCGAGATGCCGCGGGTGAGCTTCTTGGAATACCAGAGTTCGTTGCGGCGGTCGGCGCTTACGAGCCACATGCGGCCGCCTGCGATGCACATATCCCACACGGGAGGCGGGGCCGTGGCTTCGAGGATGCCGCCCTCGGTGTAGAGGATTTCGCCAAGGCCGGAATCTGCTAGGCCGTCGGCAACGTCCCAATAGCCGATGGTCGCCCCGGACAGCGCCGACGCGGGCCAGCGGCCCGAAAGGTAGAACACGCTCCCGCCTACGGCCGTTCTGTAGAGTGCCACCCAATAGGTCTGCTGGGCCGCCCCGTCGCGGTGCGTCGCGTAGAGCTTCGGGACTTTGACCGTTGCCGTGTTGGTAGACGACGCGGTATCGCTGACGGCGGGCGACGGGGCGGAGCGGTGCAGGATGCCGTTGGCGTCCTCCCACTCGTAAACGGCCTTCCATGAATACGCGCCCGCGGAGAGGAATCCGGCGGAGCCGGCAAGCGCAACGGACAGCTCTTCCGGGAACTGGTGGGGCGTGTTCTCCCAGGCGTGCATCCCATCGAAGCCCCAGAGCTGCCCGCCGCCGAAATACACGTTGCCGTCATGCTCCGCGAAGGAGGACGCGCCGCCGGGCAGCGTGAGGTCAACGCGCGTGATGGCGCTTGCGTCAAACGTGAGGCTGGTTGCCGTCGCCGAGAAGTAGGTGATTGATTCGCGGGCCACAAACGCGAATCGCGCGTGGTTGCTCGCGGTGACGTTCTCGGTGCGGATGGTGCGCGATCGCGAGTAACCCGGGGTTAGCCGGTCCACAAGGAACCTAGCCACGGGCGACATCTTCGGGGTGGAGCCGTAAACGGCCATGAGCAACCCGACGGGTTGCAGGAAATCGTTGCTCCAGCTCACCACCGTGCACGGGATGTACGGAATCGAGTTGTGGACGAAGATCCCCGCGACCCCATACGGGCCGGTGGAGCTAATCGCTGTTCCAGCCGTGCCGGCCGTGCTGATCGTGTTGTAGTACTGGAGCGTCGCGTTCCATGTGACGTGCCACGTAGAGCCAGAAAGCGCGGCCGACGGGCTCGGGGTCACCGTCGCGCTTGTGCCTAGCGAGGTGTGCCCGAAGTGCGTCGTTCCAAGGTCGTCGGAATAGCTCGCGCAGTACATGCCGCCGGCGGTGGTGCTGTAGACCGCAAGCACGCGGCCCGTGCTGTACGTGACCGAGACGTGCGTTGCGCCGGTGGAGCTTGTGATGGTCGCCGTGCCCTGTGACGCGAGCGACGTGTTGCGGCGGTCGAGAACCGTCGCGGAGCCGTTCCAGTAGGCCACGATGAACTCGTCGTCATCTTCGTTGGAGTCGGCGTCAAACGGCGTGCCCGTGGCTGCCTTGACCGTGACCGAAGAGCCCCACGTTGCGACGCCGAGAAGATAGGAAACGGTCCAGCCGTAGAGCCCGCCGCCGTCGCTGGACGCAAACACCGCGAACTTGTTGCTCACCGCACACGCGCGGAGTGACGCGCTCTGCGCCGCGGCGAACGTTTGCCCGGCTGCCGTGAGGTTGTTGATAGCCCCGACCGGGTTGCCGCTAAGGTCGCGTAACTGCGCGTACACTAGGCCGCCATCAATCCAGGCGACTAGCTCCATAGACGCGGCCTCGCTTCGCGCGATGTCACAGGCCACGGGGCCAGAGGTGCCGTTGGCAACGGTTGCCGTTTCCACGTCAACGGCCGTCACCGGGGCCAGCGTGGCGTCGCCAATGCCGGCGGCATCAATGATGCTCGTGAGCCCGCGCGAGTAGACCGTTTCCCCGCGGCGCACGAAGAACGCCGACGCCACCGCGGAGCCTTCGATATACCCGGGGCGCTGGGTCATGTAGCCGTCTTTAGTGAACCGCACATTGTCGAGCGCAAGCCAGGCCGGCGGCTCGACATGGATCGCACCGGTGCCGTCCGCCTTTTTCCCGTCGAGCGGGATGTCAACAACGGTGCGCTGCAGCTTCACTAGTAAACCCAAATCGAAACGGTTGCGGACGCCGAGGAGATGAGCGTGATCGTGCGCTCGTCCCACGCCGTGCGGTGAAGGTCCGCGGCGGCGTTGGCGTCAACCACCCACCATCCCCGGGGTTGTCGTCCGAGGCCGTGCGCGATGGCCGTCGCCGACGTGCTCACGGCCACGCTGTCAATCTGCCGGCCCTTGAGCGGGCCAGCGTCAACCACGCGCTGTAATGAGTCCCGGGCCGCCTCCTGCACGCGAGCTACAGCAAGGTCCACCTCGGCGACCTGTGAGGAAACGAAGGAGCGACGCGTGACTACGGCGCTCATTCCCAGCTCTCCCACCGGCGGCGCCCTGCGCCAAAGAATCCACGGGAGCGCACGTCGCGCACCCGCCGCGGCGACGCATGGTTGCGGCCGACAACGCGCTTGATGTGCGCCATGATGCGGTCACGCTCGGCCATGAGCAGCGAAGCGTCCGACTCCTCGCGCTGCTTGAGGTAAATGGCCACGTCGTGGATCACGGCGTCTTCGAAACCATCGATGCCGTCGAATGTGTCGGTTGTTTGCGTGAGCCTCGGAGCGCACGGGATGAGCCACGCGCGCACCGTGTGAACGGCCTTGGGTGTGGGCCACCAGTAAACGCGCGGGTATGTCGTAGAGCCCGCAAGCGAGTAATACGGGCCACCCCCGCCCGTCCACCCGCTCACGATGGAAAGCCCGTGCCGGTCCTCCCAGTTTGGTAGCTCGCGAATCGTTTGCGGGACGCCGCTGCTTAGCGTCACCTCAAGAGAGATCAGCCGGAGAAACGGGGCCGTTGACCCCGAATCGTTCAAGCCGATTTCGGTGTACGCCTGGTTGGCAACGGTTTCCCAATTCCTTGGAACCTTGAAGTAGTCGCCCCCGTCGGAGTGGGCGATCTCGCCCCAGAGCTTCTGGATAGAGTAGTTGACGCGCTCATACCCCTCCGCCGACGTGGCGAAGGTGGTATTTGGCATGTCCGCCATTAGCTGGGCGGATGCCCACAGCTCGGCAAGCGTGCGCGTACGCGGCACGCGCTACTCCTCTTCCGCCTCTTCGTCGGACATCATTTCGCAGAGGTTCTTGAGGGCCTTCGTAAAGGTCTCCTTGTCGTCCTCCTTGATGGCGTCCCACATTTCCTTGGCAACCGCCTCGGCGCCCTTCATGCGCTCGGAGCCGCCCTCGCCTTCGTCGCCTTCGTCCTCGTATCCCTTGCCCTTCGGCCCGGCTACCAGGATCGCTAGTCCGCCCTTTTTCATGTGCTCGCCTTTCAGTGCGTGAGTGAGAAGAAAGAGAGGAAGGGGGCGACCCGGCCCCATGGAAAGGCCGCCCCCTTCGCTCTCAAGTCATCAGGGGAGAAGCGCGACGCCCATGGTGACGGGCATGTCGCACACTGCCTGAGCGCGCCAAACCGCACGGAACTCCTGACCGAACGACGCCGAAGCGCGAAGGGTCTTGAGGCCGTCGTTCTGCACGATGTGCGGGACTTCACCGAGGCCATCCAGCTTGAAGTGATCGAAGTTCACGATGCGCGCGTACCCGGCGGGTGCGTACGGATCGGGAAGGCATTCGAGGTCGCCAAGCTGCGTGGTGATCACGCAACCCGAGAAGAACACGCCATCGATCTTGGAGGGCGACTTGTCCACATAGCGGACGGCCGTCTGCAGATCGATGATGAGCGAGTCGAGGTCGTCGGGGTGAAGGATCACCTTCACGTTGTTGTGGCTCTTGTTCGCAGCCGCCCCGCGCGAGGCGAGGAAGATCTGCGTGGCAAGGCGGCGGATGGCCTTCTTGACCGTGGTGTCCGACGCGCCGCTGTAGCGGATGCCGGCAAGCCGGTCCGCGTGCGTGGTGCGGGTGACGCCGAAGAGGGCGCCGGGGGTGGCGTACGGGTTCCAGGCGCCGAGGCCCGCGAGGCCGAGGATGCTGCCCGTGTTGTTCGGAGCGTCACCGCGGACGAAGAGGTAATCGCCGTCCGTTGCGCCCGAGATGTTGGTCCACGCCGCGTCCGCCGTGAGCACGCCCGTTGCCGGGTTGATCGCGTTGATCGTCACGTAGTCCGCCGTGTCACGAAGCGCACCCGTCTCGGTCGCCGCGAGGCAGATTTGCATGCCAACTTCAAAGTTGTACACGTCAGTGCGGGTTGCGAGCGTGAGCGCCGTAGTCGTGATGCCGGACGAAGCGACAACGCCGCGGGCGGCCGTGCCGGAGCGGTGGATCTCGAAGCTCGCGCGGGACGCGAGGTTGTCGATCATCCCGCCGATTTCCTTTTCGAGGCAATCGACAAGGGCGGCCTTGTTGACCTTGCCGCGCTCCATGGTGAGGTCGTCAATCGTCCCCGCCTGGAAGTCCTCGGCGATGGTCACCGCGAAGGACTCGAACTTCGAGCCCGTCACGCCCTTCACCGTGGCGTCAAGCGCAGTGGCCGCCGTGTGGCTGCCGCCCTGCGGAATGCCGCGCTGCACCGCGATGTACTTGGTGCGTTCGGCGAAGTCCTTGCTGCGTTCCATGTTCGCGAGCACGGGGCTCTGAGCAAAGAAGCGCTGGTCCACTCGCGTCTGCGGAAACAGAACGCGAATAACTGGGTTGAAATCTGATGCTGCTGACATGCTGCCTCCGAGCGGCAGCGGTCCGAGCTATCTGGACGCGGCTATTCCTCGCCCGAGAACGCTTGCTCCGCTGCCTTGATGGCGCGCAGCCGGAGTTCTCTCGGGTCGTTGGTAGGTGCCAACCGTCCAGAGTCCCCGACATGCGAGCCCGATAGGGTTCGCGGCGGCGAAAACATTTCGCTGCCATTTGCCCGGGTCGCTTGGGGGCGTTCTTGGTTGGTTGGCGTCGTTGCTTTGCTCTGTGCTGTGAGTCCCAGCTCCTTCAAAAGGTCCGGGTCTGCCTCTGTAGCGAGGCGTAGTTCCTGAAGCCGTTGATCGCGCAGCGCCGCGTTCAAGCGCTTGGCCGCTTCGTGGGCCGTGATGGGCGGTTCGCTGCCGGCGTAGCCGGTGCGCTGCCATTCAATGTTCATGAGCTCGATAACCTCGGACTCCCAGCCGGCGTGTTTCTTGAGCAGGCCAATGCCTTCGGCGTCCGCAAGCTCCGAGCGCACGATGGTCACGGCGCCGCGCTCGGCATCGGCCATCTCCGCGGCACGGCGGGCCTCGGCTTGCTCCGCCTTCCACGCCTTCAGTTCTTCGATCTCTTTGCGAATGGCGTCGGTCGGGTCTTCCTTCACCGGCCCGCGAATCACTTCGGCCGTCAAGTCTTCGTACTTGATGCCCAGCATCTCCGCGGCGGCGTGAAGCTTGCCCTCGCCGATGAGCTGTTTGGCCTTTGAGAACGCTTCAAGCTCACTCGCCTTCGTCTGATACGTGGCCTTTTCGGCCTCAAGCTCGCGCTGCTTGGCCGCGGCCTCGCGCTCCGCCCGGCGGCGGGCCTTAAGCGCATCCTTCCATTTGTCGGACTCCAGCTCCTTGGCCGGGGGCGGCGTCTCAGCGGGAGCGGCCTCGGCGGCCGGCGTAGCCTCGCCATCAGCCGGCGCGGCATCCGCCTCTTCGGCTTCGGCTTGGTTGCTAAGCGCGGCGAGCGCGGCGTTCCATGCGGCATCCTTGCCGAACTTCTCGCCGAGGTTGGTTTTCGGCGAATCGTTGGCGGCCGGAGCCGCGGGCGTCGCTGGTACTGCGGGTGCTTCGGTGGTTTCGTTCATGCTGCTACGGCCTCCTCTGCCGTGGCGTCAATGGGGATGTCTGCCGCGGGCGGCGCCGCCTCTGCCGGAGCGAGAGGAGCGCTTTCGGCGGGAGCCGAAGCCGCCCGCAGCATTTCTTCCGCCGTCGCGATGTACGCGCGCATCATCTCCATGCGCTCCTCTTCCATGCCGTCGATGAGCGCGCGCAGGTACGCGTTGCGCCCCATGCTCATCGCCATGGTCAGGTCTTGGTGCGGGTCGGGCAGCATTTCGCGCCCGTCGCCGAAGATGGCGTCGATTTGGTCAAGGACGATTTCGTAAGGCGCCGTAACCATGTCGAGGTGCCCGTCAAAGTCGGGCATGTCGAGCAAGGCCATGTACTGTTCGTTGTTCAGGGCGCCGTTTTGGAAGGCCTCTTGAATCGCCGCGACCTTGTAGCCGGGCAGGTCTTGGAGCGAGTTACCGGGGGCGATCTTGATAACGAACGCCTCGTCGTCGAGGTCAACGTCCTTCCATTTGATCGCTTCCACGAAGCTCGACCGGCGACGCTTGCGAACCGCACGCACCGTCACGTCGGCGCCGTCCTCTGCGATGCGCCGGGCCGCGTCAATCGTGCGGCGGTCCACGTCCACTACCGCCGATTCAATGCCGTAGCCGCGCACGATGAAGCGTTCGGAGCCCTGTTCGTTGAACTCACGCAACGCCGCGCCCGAGTTCAAGCCCGCGGGCTTCTGGCTCGTAGCGCTGGCCTCGCTCACGCCCGATTGCTCGTAAGCCGTGGCGCGCATCCACTCGGCTTGCCGCGAGACTTCGGGGGGAACGGCCTGGCCGATGACCCGCTGCGGTGCGGCGCCGTTGCTGTATTCGATGGTCACGCCACGGACATCGTTGTCGAGGAACATCTCCCCGATGTCGCCCTCGCGCGGCTTCAGAATCCACGGCGTCGCGTGGTGCCAAAGGCACTGTTGAACGAGATAAAGCATTTCGTTGAACTCGGAGTTCATGGTCTCCAAGTCCTCAAGCATCGATTGGCCCCAGTAGCCGGCCGTGGGCTCGGTCCAGGACCGCGAGACGAACGGGAACCGCTCCACCGTCCAGGGGCGAACGGAGAGCGTCACGTTGTCGGTGCAAATGATGTGCTTGCCATCGTCCGCGCCGTCGACGCTGGGCAAGTGCCAGGCCTCATACACGCACACTTCGTCGGCGTGCCGGGCGTTCATGCCGTGCGCTTCAATCTCGGGCGTGCGCCCAATGCCGTCGGCGGCGTCGGGGAACATGGCCGCAAGGCGCTTGCGGTTGATGTTGTGGTACTCGTATTTGTTCCGCGGCTTGCCCTGGTGCGCCTCGGTGGGGTCTACGAGAACGCGCCACGGGAGCGCGCGCTCTACTCGGACGGCGCCGGTCTTCTGCTTCGGGTTGACCGATTCGGTGACCTTGAACACGCCGTCGCCCAAGATGAGCGCGTCGCGCACGAAGAGCGGGAGGCCGCGTGTTCCGTAGAAGTCGGACTGCTCTTTGACGCCGACGCAAAACGCGTCCAGGCGCTTGGCCTTGCGCTGCGTGCCGTAGTCGCCGCGTTCGGTGTAGAAGGCGCCTTTGGGGCGATTGCGGGCTACGCGGGCCTGCGCAGCGTCAATGATGGCGCGGCCAAGATTCACGATCATGCGGCGCTCTTCGTCGCTCGCGTCGCCTTGGTATTCGTGCGCGTCTAGCCCATGGACGGGGCGGTTCTCGAAGTGAGAGAGAAGGCGCTGATACTTGAGCCGGCGTGGTTCGTCTGCGGTGCGGACCGAGCGAACAACGGCGGCGACGCTTGCGTACGCTTCAGCGTCCGGCGCCTCGAACCAGAACTCCCTCAGCCTCGGTTTTGCCAGAATCCCCGGTTCCTTTGCCGAATAACGGCAGCGCGCTCTTGTTCGAGTTCTCGCGCACGGCGTGCTTCCACGTCGTTAGGATCGGGCTTACTTGCTGGGGCCCTGGCGGCGAAGGATCTAACCTTCGTCCAGGCGTACCGTAGCGCATCGGTGGCGTGCTTGTCCACTCCCCTCAGCGCGTCGAGACCGTCTTTGTCCCAAAGCACATGCCGGGACTCCTCTAGCAACGCCTCGCACTGCGGCATGAGCAGCATGACTTCGCCCCGCTCCACCGCCCCGATGAGCAAGCGCCGCTGCCCGTCCTTGTCGCGCTTGTCGGCGGGCTCGACCCCAAGGGCGAACCGTTTGCGCACCGCGTTGCCGATGGCCACCCCGAGGGCGCCTTCGTCCATGACCACGGCATCAAATGCCCCGAAGCGGTCCCTCATGGCCAGGATGCGGCGGGCAATATCGTCCGGCTCACCCCCGGCAAACACCCGGGATTCGAGGACCCATGCGGCGTGCGGCACTTCGGCGTGCCACCCGACAACCACGAAGGCCGTCGAGGGATTCGACTCGCTTGCCCCGAGATCGATGCCCAGGACGTAGCGCCACCCGCCCTCGCCCCAGTCCGGCGGGGACTGGATGAGGTGCCTTTCGGTGAACTTGTAGACGCGGGCGCCGGAATCGTCGACCCATTCGCCGCGCTCAAGCTGGGCCCGCGTGGTTTCGTCTAGCTCGGCAAGCGCCCGCCGGTAGCTTTCGGCGTCAATGTGGGGGTTGTGCTCCAAGCGGGCGGCGATAAACGGCCGCTCCGGTGAGCCTGGTTCCACGAAGCGAGCCTTGACCCATCCAGCCCCCGAGCCGCCCGGGTTGGTCGCCGCCCTCATTCGGAGCGGCACCTTGGCCAGCGCCCCGGCCCCCGAAGGGCGGCGGATGCGGCTCATAAGGAACTGGTACTCGGCGAGGGACCATCCCTGGGTCAGCTCATCGATGCCCACGAACTGGAACTCGGCGGAGCTGAACTGCTCCTTGATCTCGGCAAGGTTCGCCGCGTGGCCGAACACAAGCGCACCGCCTCCCGGGAAGTCCCAGCGCACGCCGCCATCGCGCTTGACGGCATCGGTGCCCCGGAGCCAGTCCCCCGCGCGGTCCATAAGGGCTCCGGGCTGCTTTAGGTCGGTGAACTGCCGGCGAAGGATGAGCGCCGCGTAGCCGGGGACGTGGGCATACTGAAGCGCACCCATGAGCAGCGCAGACGACTTGCCGCCGCCGGCCGCGCCGCCGTACAGGGCCTCGAACGAATCAAGGGCGAGGTATTCCGCCTGCTTCTCGGTGGGCCTCTGCGGGCTGTACCCGGTCGCACTCCTCTTGCGCCGGGCCAGCTCCGCACGAAGCTCTTCGATGCGGGCGAGCCGGCTCACTCTTTGAGGGCGGCACCCGGCGTGCGGCCACGCTTGGCACCACCGGGCGCCTCGGACGCCACCGGCACGCCGCCGAGGTCAACGCCGCGGTCGGTCACCTTCGGCACGGCGCCGATGTTCTCGACGATTTCCTTGAGCCCGGAGAGCGGCACACGGAAGCGCCGGTCCCATGGCCGGTCAATCTTGCGCGGCTCCACCACCACGAAGCCATCCGCGACATGGGCCTTGCAGTCCTTGCCGTCGGTCCAGCTATCGGCCCCACAATGGTTCTCTCTGAAGTTGTACGTTTCTCCCGCCATCTATCCTGCCTTTCGCGCTTCGTGGTTGATTGCCGCATACAGCGGCGCGAACTCGGAGATGTGCCAGCCGTAGTGGCGGGCCCTCGCCCGGATCCAGCCGCTGGTACACGCCGTGATCGTGGTCAGCTCTTCGGGGTCAGCCCCGAGCTCGCGGGCGATGGCGGCCCCGATGCCCATCTTGCGGCACTCGTGTTTGACGTAGACCCAATGGAGCACGGCCCCGCGGAAGTCGTCCGACGCGTTCGAGCCCACGCCGAACCCGTAGATGTGATCCGCGTCCGGCTCTATGCGCCCATCCCCCGCCCCGCACGCGATGACCACGCGGGACGATTCAAGCAACGAGGCGATCACCCGCTTCTGCGCTTCGTAGTACCCGCTGGCCTTGTCCATTTGGGTGCGCGAGTCGGCGAGGCTTCGAAGCCAGCTCTTGATAATGAACCCTAGCTCCGACTCGCTCGCCCGCGGGGCGCGTAGCCGGTAGCGGATTTGCTCAGTCTCCATATTCGTCTTCCGTGTCAAACGCGTCCGAGAGAAGCTCTTCCATCATCGCCAGAAGGCGGCGCAGCTCATCCACCTCCCACCGGGCAATCGGGCTGCGGACGTGGTTGATCTTGCACGCCTCAAGTCGCGCGGTCAGCGCGTCAACCGCCTTCGCGTGCTCCGCGGCCTGCGCCGCAAGCGCGTCGCGCTCCGCCGCAACCTCCATGATGCACCCGATAGCCCCGTTGGCGGCCTCCGCGAGCCGTGCAAAGTCGCCCGATTCGATGGCGGCGGCGGTGTCCGCCCACGGTGGCCGGCCGCTCATTCTTCGCCCCCACTCACCTCAGCCTCAAGCGCCGCAAGCTCCTCGCGAAGCTCCGCAAGAATCTCCGCCTTCGTCATCGTGCTCGCGGCCGGGCCGATCTCCACCTTCGCCCGCTTCGCGTACTTGTCCGGCCACTGCATCTCAAGGGCCTTCACGTTCGCATTCAACCGCGGCCCCGGCTCCGGGCAGTGGTCTGCAAGGTGATCGATGTTGTTCAGATACCGCCGCTGCTTCCGCGCCTGGACCGCTGCCACGCGGGCGGCGAATGCGTCGCTTTGCTTGATGCGCTCACGAAGGGCGTTGTACGAGATGCCCGCAATCGCCGCCGCCTCTAGCTTCGTGAAGCCGTCGGCGAGCGCGTTCACGGCATCTTCGAGCGCCTGTGGTTGCGTCTCTTCGAGGGTATGCCGCCCCGGCTTGCGCTTGCCCTCGGTCACTCGAACCCCCGGTCAGCCTCGGTGACTCGCTCGGCGAACTCCGAGATCAAGTCAAAAAGAACGTCCCTAGCGGTCTCGCGGTGGTCGCCAGCTTCGACCTCAAACGGGTCGCTGACCATGAGCGACGCAACGCGCGTCACGCGCGCCTCGGCGTTACGTCGCCGCACAAAAACCTCCATATGATTTGAGTCCTCCGCCCGTTCCACGCCCACGACGCATCCCGGGAAGCGGTGCGGCGTGGCAAACTCCTTTAGGGCGTGGGCCAGTCGCTCGCCTCCAATGCTGCGCCCGCCCCTATTCACACGCCGCCCCCCCGGTAAGCCTCGCGAAGCGACTGCATCCATACGTCCCGCTCTTCGATGAGCACGCGCCCCCTGCCCATGCTGTGAGCCACCCGCCACGCTTGCCGGTCGCCACGGAACCACACGTTGACGGCGCGCCCGTTGGTTTCGGCCAGCGCCTGGTCAACCCAGCCCGCGACCATGGGCACGGTGATACGAGCGCAGTGCTTGACCTCCACCCAATAGGGCGTGCCTTCGATGTCGCACCCGTCCTTGCGTGCGCCGCGGTACTGGGAGCGCTTCTGCGCGGCGGGGAACACCTCCGTTAGGATGTGCTGCACTTCGAGCATGGCGCGTTCGCCCTTGTCGCGGGAGAGTTTGCCCACTAGTGCAGCTCCCCGTCGCCCGTAGCCTCAAACAGCACCCGCTCGGTCTTGACCAGCGCCACAAGCGCCCGCTCACGGTCGCCTTCAATCCACATGCTCAGGCGCCCATCCGAGAACGTGTGCAGGTACACCGCCGAGGTCGGCTCCTCGCCGTTCGCTTCGTCCCAGAACTCGTCTAGGTCGGCGATGCGTTTCTTGTCGGCGTAGGTCACGGCGCCCCGTCACTCGGCACGCCCGGCTCCGCCTTCGGTGGCAACACCCGCTGCGTGACATCCTCAAACCGAGTCCGCTGCTCTTCCAGCTCACTCGCAAGGCCCGCCGCGATGCCCTTGGCCGCCATCTCCAGCATGTCGAGCTGGCCCATGCGAACGGCCTCGCACTTGCCATCCCGCGTCACGTAGGCCGCAAGCACGGAAACGGCGCCCTTCGCAGCGGCCTCCCTAGCGAACGCATGGAGCACGCCCGTCGGCGTCTTCGGGTCTATCCGAACGGTCAGCGTCTCTACTTTCACCGGACCCCGCTTGCTTCTGGGTGCGTACCTTGGCCGCCCTGTGACGACACGTGACACTACAATACGTGGCATTGTAGGTCAACGGTTCAAACGAGGTTTCGCACCGCTTACAGTCGCGGTTCTTTCGTCGCCTCGGTGGAGGCAAGCGGCCCGCTTCGGCGTTGGCCTTACCCACGGAACACGAGCGGCACGGTGAGCAACGAAGGTTTTCGAGGTGCTCGAACTCCAGCTTGATTGCGAGCGTCGCCCCGGTCGTGTTCGCGAGGCGGTGACGCCGGCCGCATGACTCGGCGGAGAGCTCGGTGTGTAGGGGGAGGCAGTGGACGCGGGTCATTTGCGCACCGCCGGCAACCACGCCGCAAGCCCCGAAAGCCGGTTGCGCGGGCGCCTATCCGGTGGCGCCCTGCGGCCCTCTGTGAGCACGATCAGCGGCCCGCCGTCGCCGAACATGTCGCGGGACAGGTCGCGGGACACGCCAAGCAGCGCCCGGTCTACCGCGCTTTGCGTCGAGGGCGGCCCGGTCTCGCGGCCGTCTCGGTCTGTGAGGATGACGCGCCTCATTCGGCACCCCCATCCTCGTACTTGGTCAGCAAGTTCTTCCCCAGCCGCTTGTCCCTGTGCTTCTCGTAAAGCTCCCGCGCCTCTACCAGGACTTGCGCCCGGTCCCTTTCGGTCAGCTTCGCCGCGTAGATGGCGTGCCGGTCCCTCGCTAGCAGCTCGTCAACGGCTGCGCGGATGGCCGCTCTACGTGTTGGGTCATGTATGGTCATTGTTCCACCGTCCCAGCAAACGGGTAAGCCGCCCGCGCGTAGATGTCGCGCAGCACCGCGAGGTACGCGGCGTTCTCCGGCGTCTCAGCCACGCGCCCCGCAAACGCCGCGGCTGACCGGATGTCCCTGAGTGTTTGAAGCGCCCTGTTTAGGCGCCATGCCTCGGTCTTTTCTTCGTCGCTCATTACTCGCCCTCCTCTGCAAACAAGTCCGATTGAGTGTCACGGGGAACGTCGTTTGATTCGAGCCAGTATCCGTGACCATCGAACGCCTGCCTAAACGCGGCGCGGCGCGGCCCGAAGTACCAAAGCGCGTGCGGGCGCGGCGCTGTCCAGGCATGGCCCCCGAAGCGCACCGGGGTTCTCATGTGCAGGCATTCGCCGCCGGCGCCGTGGAGGATGCGCGTCCACCCTGTGCGCGAGTCCGCCGGCGTGAGCGCTACGATTTCGGTGCCGCGCGCGGCCTCGCCCGCAATCTTGAACGCCCACAAACGCAACTCTCCGCGGCTGTACGGCGGGTTGACGAACACGAGCCCGTGGCCGCCCCATGGAAGCGCCAGGCCATCGGCGCCGTGGTCTTGGCTCCACTCCGTGCGGGCGCGAACCTCGCTCCACGGGTTCGAGCACGGGTCCAGCCCTATTTTCCCGAGCAGGCGCACCCGGCCCAGAATCCACTCCGGCGTATTCGCGTCGTTGGGCGTTCTCTCCCGCGTAACCACAGAATCTTCGCTTTCCCAGCGTATTTCTGCCAGTTCGCGTTCTATGGCCCCTGGCTGCCCGTCTCCGCCATTCTCACCGCTTACCGCCGCGCTGATACACTCGCCCCCGTCTGGCACGGTTCTCGCGCTGGTCTTGCCCCGGGAAACCACTAGTACCCCCGCCGTGGTTGCTGCCGTTCGCGCTCTTCGATTTGGCGGCGCATGTCCCGGGCCTTGTCGGCGGCGGCGGACTTGCGGGCTTGCATGGTCGCCCATGCGTTTCGGGCTCGCGACTCGGCAACTACCGGATCGTTCGTGTCGTACTCCCTGCAATATCGGGCACTTGTGGCGATGTACGAGCGGGCGAGGTCGAACGCGATGCGCTCGTGAATCTTGCGAAGCTCGGCTGCGAAGTCGCGCGGAAAGCCCGGCGTTTCGAGCACGGTTGCGAGCCATGCGCGGCGCTTCGGCGTGAGCCCGGGGCCCGGGTCCATGGCGCGGACGGGCTCGCTCACGACGGGCTCCCGGTGAGGCCGCGAAGCATTTCGTCAATGACTTCGGACGAAGGCGGCTCGTCTTCGAAGAGGGGCTTTCCGGGCATGGCGTCCGCGAGAAGTGCCCCGATGTCCTTCAAAAACCAGGCCCAACGCGGGGGCTTTTGCCATTTGGCGGAGTTCTCGCGGAACCAATGCGCCGCCGAGGATTTCGCGAGTTCGCACGGGTCGCGGTCCAGCACCGAAGCGCGAGCGAGCACGGCCCGGACGGCTTCGTCCGCCTCGGAGCCGCGAACGTCCGTGGGCATCGACCGGAATTCGCGCTCGAAGGCTTCGCGGTAGCCGGTGACCAGGGCGCCGCGGACGGTGGCGGGCTTGGGGGCGTTCGGGCTGGGCTCGGGTTCGGGTTCAACCCATGGCTCGGGCAGCGCAGCCGCACGCGTCCGTGACGCGTCGCTCCCTTCCCTTCCGTTCCCTTCCCTTCCCTTCCCTTCCACACGTGCGTGCACGTGAAGCGTGGTTGACGCGTGGGTCACGCGTGGGTCACGCGTCGATGTGTTTGTAACCGTTTGGCTTTCGGTCGTTTCGGGCGGCGGGGCTGGCAAAACGCTCTCCGCCTCCCTCGCGTTGATGGTTTGGTGCTTGGTGAACGTCCGCACGCACCCGTATTCACGCGTGCCCCACGCGTACCTCACGAGAAGGCCACGCGTGGTCAACGCGTCGAGCACGCGTGAAAAGTCACCCTCCCAGTACGGAAGGATGGCCACCTTCAGGGCGCGCGGACGCCACTCGAAGCGGCCCTCTCGGTCGGCGTGGCAAAGCAGGCCAACGAAGGCGCGGAAGATGGGAAAGCCGGTCTCCTGTTCGAGGTCCCAAAGCCCCTCGTCTAGCAGGGCCTCGGGCTTGATTGTGCGGATGCGTCCCCTCATTCGTCCCCCTTCAGCCGCGCAAGCAGCTCGTTCAAGTCGGTCTGTGAAAGCGCCCCGTGTTGGCCGTCTCCAGCCCCCGCGCCGGCGCTACCCGGCTCCGGTGGAGGGGACGGGGCCCGCCCCTCGCTCGCTGCAGCGCTGCTTCCGATGCGAATCAGGTGCGGCGCGTGCTCTTTTGCGGCTTCCCGCGTTACCCAAATGGTCGCCGAGCGGCCTGACGCGGTGCGTCGCGTTCGGCCCGAGTCCGTGACTAGGCCGTCCTCCCGAAGCTCTACGAGGCGGGGGCGGACGGTGTTGCCGGGTAGCTCGCAGAGGGTTTCCAAGTCCTCGGCGGTGACGCCCGCCCAGCCGGCGAGCTCGACGGCGCACCACACGCGGAGCCGAAGCTCGGGCATGGCGTCGGCAATACGGCGCGCTGCCTCGCGGCTCGTTTCGGAGCCGCAGGCGAATGGGGCTGGGCGGCTCACGCTACCAGGGCCGCGACGGGGGTTTTTGTGGCCTTGGCTACGGCCTTGATGTGCGTGAGCGTTGGCTCGGCCGATCCTCGCTCCCAGCGATGCACGCTGCCGGGCGTTACGCCGATGGCTATGGCCAAATCGTTTTGCGTTAGTTTCGCCCGCTTGCGGGCACTACGGATGCGGTTGGACAGATGTTGCGTTTTGGTCATGGCGCCAATACAACTACCACAAGGCAGCTAGTCGCGCACGCTGTTATCGCGACCAATCGACCAATCGAAATCCAGCGCTTGACGCCTAGTCGCCGACGTGCATAACTACCCGCATGGCCAACCGCTACGGCTCGATTGATTGTCCTTTGTGCGACGGCTGCGGCCGCGTGGATGTCGGGTGCGGCGACGGGCTCGGGCCGTTTGACACATGCGACCTCTGCTGGGGCAACGGCGTTGCGTGCTGTGACGAGTGCCACGAAGAGATCGAGGGCGAGGCGGCGGAAGGCGTGCGCACGCACGAGGGCAGGCCGTCGGCGTCGGACTCGGCCGAGGTGGGGGTCAGTTACACGTGCGGCGTTTGTGTCCGCGCGGAAGAGGAGGCGGCATGAGCGAGTACCTTTCACGGTCGGCGGTGGCGCGGAAGTTCGCGCAGTTGATAGCCGGGCACGAAGGCGGCGCGGCGAGCTGGCTCGGCATGGCGAAGCAGCGCCAACGCGACGAAGTGCCCGAAGCGTTTCTCAGCGAGCGCGACGCGGACGTGGCGCGGATGCTTGCCCGAGCCGAGGCCGAAGAGCGCAACGCGGAGCGCCTCCATAGCGTGGCGCAAGAGCTTGGCCTTTCGTGCGGGTGCTGCGGCCACGTCATGCTCGAAGAGGGCATGGTCTGCCACGGCGACTGCACCGATCGCGAGTGCGGGAGGCACAAGCGATGACCGAGCTAGTCCTCCGGTCGCGGGCCGCCGCCGCGCGTCGAATGGCGACCAGGAACCAACCACAGGAGACCGCCGATGAGCACCGCTGAAAAACTACGGCATCCGTTCCGCGTGGTCGCGAACACGCACAACCGCGACGAATGGTTGTCTGCGCGTCGGGGCATCATCACCGCGAGCGACGTGTCCGCCGTCCTCGGCCGGAACCCGTACGCCGACCCGCTGTCCGTTTGGCTCGAGAAGTCCGGCCTGGCGCCCGAGCAGGAGGTCACCGAGGCGATGGAGATGGGTCTGTTGATGGAGCCCGTTATCGCCGCCGCGTACGAACGCAAGACCGGCCGCAAGACCAAACCGTTTCAGCGGTTGTGCGTGTCGGAGCAGTACCCGTGGATCGGCGCGACGTGCGACGCGTGGACGTTGCTCGGCGGCGAGGACACGCCAGTCGAGTTCAAGAACGCGAGCGCGTACGTGGCGGACGATTGGGCCGAAGGGTGCGCGCCGCACTACGTGCCACAGGTCCAGACGCAGATGCTCGTGATGGGCGCCCGCCGCGCGTCGGTGGCCGTGCTCATTGGCGGCAACCGCCTGGCGTGGTGCGACGTGGAACGCGACGAGTCGATGATCGCGGAGATCATCGAGGCGACGCGCGACATGATGCGCCGCATTCAGGATGGCGACGCGCCGCCCCCGAGCGGTTCCGAGGCGTCCGCCGCCGCGCTCGCCGCGATGTACCCGCGCGAGACACCGGGCAGCGTCGTCGCCCTGCCGGGCGAGGCCGCGGACCTCGACGCGGAAATCCTGGAGCAGCAAGCCGTGGCCAAGCGCGCCGAGGAACGCGTCGCGGTCGCCAAGCAAAAGTTGCAGGCCATGATCGGGGAGGCGGCCAAGGGCGTGCTCCCGGGTGGCGGCGCCTGGTCGTGGTCGACGCAGGAGCGCAAGGAATACGTGGTGAAGGCGAGCACGTCGCGAGCCTTTCGGAGGGTAAAGTAATGGCGGAAACAGTGAACGGGCAGATCGTGAAACCGGAGCAGGGCGCGATGAACGTCGGCGCGTTGCTCGAGCAGAACAAGGCGCAGCTAGCGGCTGCGTTACCGAAACACATCAGGCCGGACCGCCTGATCCGAATCGTGATGACCGAGCTCAAGAACACGCCGGAGTTGCTCAAGTGCAGCGTGCCGTCGCTCCTCGGTGCCATCATGCGCGCCGCGCAGTACGGCCTCGAAATCGGCGGGCCGCTCGCTGACGCGTGGTTGATTCCGTACAAGGGCCAGGCGCAGCTGCAAATCTCCACGCGCGGGCTGTTGCGCCTCGCGCGCCAGTCGGGCGACGTGAAGCACGCGTGGGCCTACGTGGTGCGGGAGGGCGACTTCTTCGAGTGGGGCCTCGGCGACGCGCCGTTCATCAAGCACACGCCGGCGCTCGACGACTCGAAGCCGATGACCCACGCGTACGCCGTGATCAAACTGGCAAACGGCGAGCAGCACATCGAGATCATGACCGCGAAGGCCATCAACGGGATCCGCGAGCGCAGCCCGTCGAAGAACTCGCCCGCGTGGTTGTCGTACGAGGACCAGATGTGGCAGAAGGTCGTGTGCAAGCGCGCCCTTCGGAAGGTCCCCACGTCATCGGAAGACCTGCGAACGGCCATCGCGCTCGACGACATGGCCGACACCGGGGCCGCGCAGCCGATCCCGCTGGCGCTCGCGAGCGTACAGTTACAGCCGCCGCCGGAACCGTCGCCGCGGATGCGCGAACCTGGCGAGGATGACGGCGTCGGTGAGCCCTGGGGCATCAGCGGAGCGGAGGCGGTATGAGCGACCAACTGGACCGAATCGAGGCCGGGCTCGCCGAGCTCAAGGAAATGCTGGGCGCCATGGCGCAACGAAGGAACGGCGCGGCCCCCGCGTCGCGCTTCGATGTGCCGGCTGGCGCCGTCGCGCCGGCAAGCGAGCTGGATTCGAAGTACGGCGATCCCGTGATCAAGAAGGACCCGCCGCGGTGGAGTGGCCCGAGCTTCGTGGGGCAACCGTACTCGGCTTGCTCGGCGGAGTACCTTGAAGAGATGGCGGGGTTCCTTGAGTGGAAGGCCGGGAAGAACGAAGAGGACCCGGAGCGCGCGAAGTTCGCGGCATACGATCGCAAGGATGCGGCGCGGGCCCTGGGATGGGCGCAGCGGGTGCGGGATGGTGGGGCGAAGGCGCCGGCTGACTTGTTCGGTGGGAGCGAGGCGGGGGATATTGATTTCGGCGGCGACGATTCCCTTCCCTTTTGAAAGGCGAGCCAATGACTGATTGGACCACCAAAGACACGGAGGCGCTGAGCAAACGCCGCAACTGCGAGTCGTGCATCGGTAACCCAATGGTTCGAGAGTGCAGTTGCACTGGGCCTCGCGCCGCCGCCGAACTAGACCGCCGGGGCGCGGAGATTGAGCGGCTTGCGGCGAGGGTGGCGGAGTTGGAAGGCAACCCGACACACCTAAGCCCGGCGCTGTTTGCCGAGTACGGCCGCCTTGACGCCGTATGGGTTGACATGGTGCAGACGGTCGAACGGCTTCGGGCAGATCTCACCAACTCCATCCCCCGCGACGAGCTTGTGCGTGCGCTAGACCTGTTTAGGCTCGCCGAATGGAACGATGCCCCGCAAGGGAATGAGCGGCTTTGGGCGATGCGCGCAAAGGTTGAGGCGGTGTTGCAGAAACTCACGGACGCGGCCCGCGCCGGCGCGTTCCCGCCGAAGGAGTCCATGCCATGACCACCAAGCCACAAGCGACAAGAACGGAGAAACGACGATGACCGATCCTCGCAGCAAGCGACCGAGGTTGTGCCCGGTCACGCTCAGGTGGATGGCCGCACAGGGCGACCTGACCAAAAAGAAGTACCTCCGCAACGCCGAGTCGCCATGGTGCGGTCCCGTGGAGTCGGCTCTTTGGCGCGACAGGGCGGCGTACGAAAAGCACCGAAGCGCGCGGCTTCGTGAGCGGGCAGCCAAAGAGGAGAAGAGACGATGACCACCAAGCTCGCAGACGCGGAAAGGCTGCGGCGGTTGCGGAAGCTGGTGCGCCGCATTCGACGCCACGATGCGTCAAGGGTTTGCACCAACAGGTTCGACGTGGGCTTTGTCTACGGAGAGCGAGATGTTCTAGATCGTATGGTGCGCGAAGGCATCATCCCCAAGCCCCGCAAGCGAAAGGCGAAGCGATGAGTGACTCGGAGTGCCGATCTTGCGGCGAGGCCGTCGTTTGGGCGGAAACCAAGAACGGGAAGACGATGCCGGTCGACGCGGAGCCCAGCGCGGACGGCAACGTCGAGCTGCATGAATACCGCGGCGCAGTGACGGTTATCGTTCACGGGGCGGCAACCATCGCGGAAGCGAGGGCTCGTGCGGAGCTGCACACCTCGCACTTCAAAACGTGTCCTAACGCAAACGGGTGGCGGCGATGAGTGAGGCGAGAAGAATGAGACGCGGCGGCTCTGTAAACATCGAGAACCGGGAACACGAGGACAAATGAACGGCTGCGAAGCATCGAGAAACTACGAGCGGGAAGCCGTCGTTCGCTGGCTTAGGTCAGAGGCCGAGCGCATTTCAAAGAAGGGCGAGCGCGCATGGACCCGGCCCGAGGCCCGCGATTGCGGGATGATCGCGTCGGCGTTCTACATGGCCGCGCAGGACATCGAGCGGGAGAGGCACACCAAATGACACTCAAGAAATGCACCGTGGTCGAGCTTGACCCCACATTTTGGCGTGTGGATTTTGACGGCGAACTCGAATTGGCCGGAGCCGCGTCGACCTATAGCAAATGGTCCGGCCCGTTCTGCATTCAGGTTGTGCCCGTCCGCGAAAGACTATTCACGGCCTTTGCCTCGGGAATCGGCACAAGCATTTGCGGCCCAGCGCAAAGGGACGCGGTAGACGCGCTGTTGACGCACCTTGGCCTCGCTCGTCACGATAAGCCCGAGACGGCGGAGGATCGGGTGCGGGCAATCGCCACGGGCCACTTCGTTGGCGACGAGAGCGTGCGCGATCTCCGCGCCATCCTCGCCGAGCTGGACCGGGTGCGCGCACAGCCCCCGGTGGATGTCGAGGCGGTGTTGGCGCCCTTTCGGAAGGAACACGCGCGGCTATACGTGGCCATGATTGACCACGCTAGCCAGGCGGTAAAATACCAGCGCGACAGTCCGACGGGGTTTGACCTCGCCAGGGCCGCCACCGAGGAGGCGGGGCGCGCCGCGTATTGCGACGCGATGACCGGGCTTATCGACGCCATCGCCGAAGCCGAGAAGATTGGGAGGGGGGAATGAGCGACGAAGACCAGCCCGGGGGAAGCTCCGTGTACACAATGACCAGCCGCGAGGTGGTTTCGTCTCTTCTCGCGGCCGCGGCAGCGCACGAAAGCGCCGCGCTGGAGCACCTGCGGGACCACGACTCGGAGGCCGCGATCCTTAGCGTTGAGATCGCCCGCTACATTCGGAGGCGCCTCGTGCCGCGCGTCGTGGACGGCACGTGGGCGGAGTGGGGCAAGCCATGACCACCTCCAAAGAACTCGAGGTGACCGGGTGCGTGGATCGGGAGTGGCTTCTCGGGAAGCTGACCCCGAGGGCGTCTGGATGCATGGAATGGAGCGGCACGAGAACGGACCGCGGCTACGGGGTGGTGCGCATCCGACATCGACAGTGGCGCGCGCACCGACTGGCGTGGACCGCTTTCAACGGCCCTATCCCCAACGGGCTGTTCGTTTGCCACAAATGCGACAACCCGCCGTGCTGCAACCCGGAGCACCTTTTTGTTGGCACGCCGCAGGACAACGTGACGGACGCCGTCAAGAAGGGCAGGCACGCTGGGTGGCCGCGAACAAAGCGCAAGGAGCTGTGTCGGAGGAAGCTCCACGACATGGAAGCGAGCGGATACCGGCACTCGGACGGCCCCCGCAGGTGTCGGGAATGCCGCAACGAGACCAGGAGGATTCCCGCAAACACGAAGCCCAAGAGCATTTCCGCCACGGCGCGCGCCGTGGGCTCGGGCGGCGCCGTGTTCGGGCTCAACGACGTTATGGCAGCATCGGGGCCCAGGCGCATCCCGTGGACCAGAGCCGGCGTCTTAAACGCGGTGTGTGCCATGACGAGATCCGGAGAGCTGCGCCGCGTTGGGAAGGGCCGATGGGTGTTGGCCTCGGCGAGTCCGGGCCCGCTCCTTCGCGAGGGGCCGATAACGGTGAGGTTGCGGAAGTGACGGGCGCATCGGACGAGCAGCGCGGCTACGCCCTTGGCCGCGAAGACGAGCGGGCGCGGGTGGTCAAGTTCATTCGCGACCTTTGCCGCGTCACCGCGGATGTCCAGGGTTCAAATCCCTGTCCTCCCACAGGAAATCGCCGATGACGGGTCGGCGTGCACAATAGCGTGCCAGAAATCGCGGCGCTATTCGTCCAGCGCAACGGCACGTACTTCGGCCTCGAAGGCGTCGACCCGTGGGACGAATCCCGCGACGCCATGAAGTACGCCGGGCCGCACCCGGTTGTGGCGCACCCGCCGTGCTCCCGCTGGTGCCGCCTCGCCGGCTTGGTCGAAGCCCGATGGGGGCACAAGCGCGGGGACGACGGCGGCACGTTCGCCCATGCGCTCGCGTGCGTGCGCCGGTTCGGCGGCGTGCTCGAGCACCCGGCCTACTCGGATGCGTGGGCCGCTCACGACCTGAACGCGCCGCCGACCGGGGGCGGATGGGTCAACGCTGACATGCAAGGCGGGTGGACCTGTTACGTCGAGCAGGGGCGGTACGGGCATCGGGCCCGCAAAGGGACCTGGCTTTACGCGCACGGCACCGAGCTTGCGCCTCTGCGCTGGGGGCCGGCGGTCGCGTTGGCGTGGGTTTCGCAGAACAAGAACCACAACGGGGCAAAGCAGATGCCCCGCCTTGATAAGCGGGAAGCAAGCAAGACGCCGCCCGAGTTCCGCGACGAGCTCATCGCCATGGCCCGGAGCGCCAAGCGATGACGCGCGCCCTCGCCCTCGCCGCCGCCCTGTCCCTCGCCCCCGTTGCCCACGCCGACGCCACCGAAACCCTCGCCCGCGTTGCCGTTCTCGAAGCCGGCTTCCGTTCCGAAGTCGACCACGCCGCCATTTGGAGCGTGCTACGCCGCCGCGCTGACCGTGCCGGCTGGCCCATCGAGCGAATGGCGATCGCGTATTCCAGCCCCGTGCGCCGTGGCCATTGGCCGGCATGGGCAGCCGATGCCCCTGCGAGCGCGTGGGAGCGTGTCAGGGCCAGGGCGGCGGCGTTCCTTGCGGGCAAGGTGCCCAACCCCTGCCCCGGGGCGCTCCACTGGGGTGACGCCTACGGCGACAAGGCGCGGGCCACCCGGGCAGGATGGCGCCGGGTATGGTGCCGGGGCGCCGTCAATCTCTTCTGGGCACCGTAGCTCCGCCCATTCGGAGCCACCCGCCACCCAAGCGACGGCGGCCCCGAATAGACGTTTCCCGCGGACACAATGACCGCGAGCAAGACCAGGAGCAGGGCCACCCGGTCCTCGTTGGTCACGCTGCCGGCAAGCTCATCTTGCTAGCGACATGGATATTGAACGCCGCCTTGAGCGCGTTTGCGAGGGCAATCGCCGTGGCTTCGTCCGACGAGTCCGCCGTGGCAACGGTTGCCGCGTCGTTGTCGACATGGACGCCGACTTCGTCGAGGTGGTCATTGAAATCGGCCTTGAGTTCGTTGAGTAGCGTGTGCAGCTCCGTGAGGTCGGTCGCCACGGCGGCCGCGATCGTTTCGGCGCTAGCCGCTACGTGCGCAACATCGTCCGCGAAGTGAGCAACAACGGCCGTTCGCAGCGCGTTGCCGAGCGTGATTGCCGTGGCCTCGGTGGTGGCGTCCGCCGTTGCAACGGCCGTGGTTGGCCCCGCGTGGTACGGCACGGTGCCGGCCATGTAGAGGTTGATGAGGTCGGCGCGCACGCCGGCCCGGTAGTCCGCCTCGCTCGCCTCTTCGACCGTGAGCGTGAGCGGGGCGCGGAGCTTGGCCGCCCCGATGTACTCGGCCACGAGCCCGAGAACCTTAGCGCCGGCCGCCGCGGTGATAATCTGGCGGCCTGCGATCGGCACGAAGCCGGTCACGGTGCCGTCCGTGTTGGGCTCCACAATCGCGATCGGACTGGTCTGCTTCACGCCACCGACCGTCACGAAGAGCCGCATACCCGAGCGGTCGCCCGGCGGAAGCTGCACCACGCCGGACACGGCTACCGTGTAGCTTGCCGCGGTGGTGGTCACGGAGAGGTCTGCGAGTTCGCCCATGCCCCCGGCCTCGGTGAGAGCAAGCGCCGTCCACACGCTAACGCGCGTCGCGGCCGTTGTGGTTTCGGTGAGTGCCGTTGTGCCTAGAATCATGGTGTTTTCTCCGGGAAGGTGCTGCGAATGGTTTCGGTGGTGAGGAAAGGAAAGTCGTACTTGAGCGAGGTTTCGCGCAGCGCTCGGCGCCATGCCGGGAAGCGCGTGTCCGTCGGGTCCACAAGCCAGGCGCCGCCCTTCTCGCGCTCTTTGCCGACAACGAACCGGCGCACGTAGGGATTCGTAGTCGTATGCCCGCGGCGGTCGTGAGCGTCCACAACGGAGCCGGGCAGCTTGCCTACCAACTCGTCACGGAGCGTGTCCGCGAAGCCGCCATCGCCACCAGAGCCGCCTTGCGCGGTGGAGCAGCAATAGAGCGGAAGCGCCGCCCCGGGCTTGCACGCCTCGAACAGATACCGCGCAAGCTCGTCGGCGTGCTCTGTCCCGAAGCCCGCCTGGATGCCGTCGCGCCATCCGTGGCAAAAGAACGCCACGCAATCGAGGGCCTGGAAGCGCATCAACGCATCGGCCACGAAGCCGCGACGCTCTTTGCGCGACTTGTCGTTGGGGAAGATGAGCACGCGGGCCGGGTCAATGCCGCGGTGCTTGGCGAACTTGCGGGCCTCGCGCTTGAACTCATCGGCATCCAGCTTGCCGGGCTCATTCGTTTCGGGCGCGAAGACAAGGCCGTTCATGGCCAAAACCAATCAATGCGCCCGAGCGCGACGGCAACGGAGTAGACGGTTCGCGTGGCCCATTCGGCCGCGCGGTCAGCGGACTCCATGGGCGGGCTCTTGGCGCTCATGTCACCGGCCCACGCCTCGGCGTACCATTGGCCATCGATGCCGAGGTGGACCCGCACTTCGACCTCCAAGGGTTCAACGGGTTTCGGGGCCGGCGATAGCACGCGCCGCCTCCTCGTGTGCGGCGTCCCAATAGGGATGCCCACCGCGGAGCCACGCCGCGACCGTGTAGCCGCACCATGCGACGGCGGGCGCGATGGCCCACACCACAAACGAAGCAAGCGCGCTGCCCGTGAGCACGCCGACGGCGAGCGCGTAAAGCGCACCGGCCACGCACCACCCCTCGAACTGCTTGACGTGTACGTGCTCGTGCTTCTGCGTGGTGCTCCACGGCAGGTATCCCGGGGCGCGACGGCCGGGCGCGTAGACCACGCCGTACCCGAGGGTGATGCCGAGGTAGCGCATCACGCGGGTGCCTTCGGGAAGCGCGAGGGTGAGGACGCGGCCGTCCTCCCACTTGAGCACGCCGCCAAACACGACGCGCACGGCAAGCACCGTGAGCCATGAAACAAGCACCACGGGGAGGCCAAGCGCGAGTAGTGACCAGCGCCGCATCACATCCCTCCGAGGGCAAACGCAGCGGCAAGTGTCACCGCCGCACCGGCTGCAAAACTGACTCCAAAAACCGCTAATGGGTGCCATCCTTCGCCCTCCTCAAGTGCCGCTTCCGAGTGCGCAAGGGCGCGCTTTAGGGACAGCTCGGCTTCGGTCGAAATCTCGACAGCCTCGCGGAGCATCTCGATTTGATTCGAGCGCAGGCGGAGCTGGGTACGGGTCAATGACAACTCCTCTTTGAGCAGCCTCATTTCCATGTACCCGGCGACAAGGCAGCGCGTGACCTCGCCGCGGAACCACCAGCCCGAAAGGCCGTGAAGCTGCATCGGCTCGCCACGGTGCTCCGTGGCCTCGGGAGCGCAGTCCCGCGGTAGCTCTTGAGCGTAGGCGGATGGCGAGAGGGCCAGCGTCAAGAAGGCGGCAAGGATGCCAGCCTTACGCATGGTCGCGGCTAGGTCGGCGTCCGACTGTGACAACACGGCGGCCCGAAGCTCCGCCGCGTGGGCATGGAGCGCGTCCGCCCGTTTGCCCAGCAACTCGACCTGCGCGGAGTCGGCGTCCGCCTTGGTCATCTTCTCGGCGCGCACCCGGGACAGCCGCTCGGCTTCCTTCGTGGCCCATGACGCTTCCCGCCTCGCCTTGCTCACGAGGGTGCGGCGATGGTTCCAAAGAAGCAGGCCGGCGAGTAGCGCGAGGGCGCCGCCGGCAATCCAGCCCCAGGCGTCGCGCAGGACCTTCAACCACCACCCCGCGGGCGCATTGAGTTAGGCGGGAGCGATGCCCCCGGCAGCTCGTAGCCGTGTTTTTTGGCGAACTGGCGGGCCGTCGCGTAGACCCACGTGGAGAGCACGCCGGCCCCGGCGAAGTAGAGCACCCGGCCGGAAAGTGTGTGGAAGGGCTCGGTTACCGGGATGCCCGGGGCGAGGCCGATGAGCACGCCGACGC